CCAGACTGGCCGGACGTATGGTTCGTGAACGTCAGTGTGCCGGTGCCGGTCGGGGTACACTTCCAGTTATTGGTGACGGATAAATCCAGCGACAAATCATTATCGACGGTGATCGTCCCGCGCTGCGACTTGGTGAATGTCTGCGCCGTGTCGAGATCAGCCAGGCCCAGAAAGGCGTCTGCGAGGGTGCCGACTGTGACCCACGAGGTGTTGGCGCTGTTTCTTATTTTCAGCAGGCCGTTAGTGGTATCCGCCCACCATTGGAATGCAAAGGTCGTGCTGGGCGCTGTCGCACCAGAATTGTTCGTGACAATCGCCTCAAGATGATTGTTGATATCAGCGCGTACAGTCGCGCCGTCTGAATTAGCGATTGTGTAATCGTCCTGTGCCATTTCTTAAGCTCCGAAATGCTTTTTGTAAAATGCAGCCCATTGCAGACATTCCTGCGGCACGGATTCGCCTGTCACGGCTGCATTTATCAGAAGATATAGCGCCCTATCGCGGTCAATTTTACTACGCGCAGCACCGCTTTTGCTACATCTGACGAATTCGCCGTCGATATATTTATAGCTGCCGTCTGCCGGAAGGTCACCGCAGTCAATTTCGCCCTTTTTGAGACGCGCCTTGCTCTCAGCGTCAATCAGAACGTTATTTTCATCCAGAATTGCGGCTCGCATCAAATTTCCTCCGCGACAACAGAAAGCGCGCTGACCTGTATATTAAACGCCGGATCGTTGGTGCTAAGTATAGCACGGAAATCGAAACCGCGCGCCTCAAACTCTGCGCTGTCAAGATTATTCCACGCCGACCAGGTGGGCGATCCAGCCGGATCATCGTCGGTTTCCCGCACCTGAATGCGGCAGTCAGCAGCGGCCTGTAGCGTTCCGTCAAAATCCTCCCAGAGGTCGATGTTCGCCGTTCTGTCGTCAATTTTATCCAACGGATTGATGCTTAGAGCCTCGACATTGCTTGTCAGCCGCACACGTTTCACAGTGGTCAAATCAAACCCAGCCGCAAATTCATAGGTTCCGCTCGCATTGATGCCGCCGTATGTGTCCAAGTCGCCGACAGCGTCGAAATCCGGAATATCATCGAAGAGACCGGCAGCAGACAGCTTGATCGCAGCGCCATCGATCACGACATTTGTTCTCGCGCCGCTGAAAGCTGAATGCTCTGTCACCGTGCCGATGTTGGTGAACTCCAGCACCGATGCCTGTTTTGTCGAGACTGCCGCGATGTCTTGCGATCCGTGACCGCTGCGATCAAATACGCGCGCCAGATAGGTGCCTGGCTTCAGTGGCAATACGGCTATCAGAGCATCGCCCTTCACCGTTGTTCCGATCGATGTTGATTCTGCCCAGGCGGCATTCGCGGCTACAGTTTCCGTGGAATGCCGGAATTTGACCTGACCGCCAAATCTAACATCTAATTCATCTGGTCGATCCCATCGCAGGATAACGCTGCCGCCAGACACAGATATCTGTAGATTCTGCAATCCTGCCGGGGCTGCCGTCTGCCCAATAACGCGATGCCCGTTGTAATATGTCCACGATGCTGGCAATCGAGTTGGGTCGCGCCAACGCACACGAAGATCATATGTATTGTCCTCCTGCACGCCGCCTATGATCGCCTCATTATTGATGAAGCTCACAATCTGCGCGTCATAGAAATTCTCGCCGGTCGCCGAAGCGCGAATTTGCACATCGAGAGAAACGACATCGCTAGATACGCCAGCAACAGATATACCAATGCGCGGGATCAGCGTGTTACCGGAGCCAAGCTCCAAGATGCTTTCGTCTGAACGCACGGCGACGATTTCGGCGGTCGGGACCGGCGTGAGAGGCGTGATCTTGCTGTCGAACGTAGGAATCGTGCCGGTGTCGGCAGTATAGATGCTGTCGCTATATGGAATGCAGATGATTTTTGCGCTGAGATCGACAGAAGGCTCAATCGATAGAATTAGCCCTCGAATTGTCTCGCTGCCAGATTCGCCGAAACTGAATAGATCGCCAGCCGATATTGTTCCTTCCGCAAACGGCGTCAGAAATGTGACTGTCGTTTGGTCCCCAGCGTTGGTCGCTATGCGCTTAACGACCTCAACATCACCGACGGCTCTTATGCTGACGCCGTATATTTTGCCGGCCTCCATTGTCAACACCTCATCAGAGGTGAAACCGGTCACATTACCGCCGCTTGTCTGCAACTCCTTTATCCGACCGGATTTCAAGCCGACCAGCAGAACATCGTGCGTCACAAGCACAAGGTCGCCGCGCGTCGATACCAGGTTTTCAAAATCTACATTGAACGTCCATCGCTCTGGTCGCGTGGCAGCCTGCGCCAAATGAAAACGACCGAATTTCCAAATATGTTCTGGATCAGTAATTCCAAGCGCATCAATGGCTTCGAATTTAGTCGCGTTCGCCTCGGTATATCCGTCAGCATATACAATGCGTTCGTCTTGCTGGAATTGCTTATCCCTATTCGGGAATCGAATCCGAAGCGCATGGGGCTGCTCCGGGAATCCCTTCTCCGCCTCAAACCCAGTGGAATTACGCGGTGTGAAATGCTGCGTGGGCGTTGTTTTCGCCTTATCGATAACAACGCTCCATTTGCCATCGATCTGAGTAGGCGATGCGCGCCCGACAGAAGCGATATCGGCCAGCGTGTCCCAGACCGAAGATTGGAAATCTCTGATCTGATTAAATTCGAAACCTTCTGCCTCGCAATAGTTGTGCCACTCTTGCAGAGTATCGAGATCGATGCGGCTGTCTGCCAGCGGGCGCGCGTTGGCATTCCCTTGCAACACATGCCGGAAAAGGTCCGCCGGGTTACTAGACACCGCCTCCGACCATGTGGAGCCAGACCCCGTGTAGCTGTTCACATAGCTGCTAACATCTGCATTGAGTTCATCGATGACGCGATTCAACTGATCGGTCGCCTTGATGCGAATAGCGGTACGAGCAAGCGGATATGGAAAATCAATCGGGTCTTCATCCGTTATGGCGCGCAACGCCGTCCATGACATTGAATCGCCGTATCTGGTGTTATTTTTCGGAGTACTGTTACGAGTGACCCGCACTTCATAAGTGCCGCGCGAAGGCGTGTCCCAGCGATAACCATGTCTGATCGCGGAGGTGCGCGCCGCCGTAATAGTGATGGAAGAGCCATCAGAATGATTGCTTGTCGCCGCTGTGAACGTCGGAACACTCCATGAAGCCGCGCCGACCTCGCGGAATTCAATCTTGAAATTGATGGAATGATTTGTGCGATTTCCATCATCTTGAATGTAGAAAATGCCATTCTGGAAGGTTATGTCCACGGACAATTCGTCAGCGCCAGGAGCGGCAGTGCGCGTGAAGGATGTCACCTCTGTGAAATTGATCGCCAGCGAATCTTCTTCGACAGAATCCGGAAAAAGCGTGAGTGCGCTGTCGCCAACTCGACCTTCGACTGTTTCAATTTCCAATCCTTCGAAATCGGTGACCAGCGTGTCTCCGATCCTGATATTCTCAATTTTCAGAGGGCCATAACCCCAAACGACCAGCAATCTCAGATAGCTATCCCCGCCCAGCACTTCTGTATAAGAAAGCGCGCCAAGCGGCGGTGTGTGCCGATAGTTGCCAAGAACAGCAGGAACAGTCTCGAAACGGCGAACGGCATTGCGAGCGCCCTCGACAAAAAGCGTCGGGCTATCAGTCGTTGTTTGCGTGCCAGATAGCTGCCCCATCGACGGAGGGCGGATCGGCGCTATCACATTGATGAGCAAAGTTCCGGCGATTGTAATGATCGCGCCACCGATCTGTGCCGCCGTTATGGTAGCAGCGCCGATTGTGATGCCCGACGTAATGCCGAGCGATGCTGCAAGTGGGCCGCCAAATGCGAACGCTGCCACCATAACGCCGATGGTCAGAATGGTGCGAAGCGGATTCTTGCCACCCCCGCCGCCGCCGCCTTGCGGGATCACCTTGAGATATACAGTCGTCCCAGCATTCGGGCGCACTACATGCCAATTATCGCGCGGGATATAGATGTCTTCGATGCTGACATGGCAATGCGCGCGCAGGACCGGGTCAGGTATCTCGCGCTCAACGATTTCTTGAATCGTCAGACCGTCCGGGGCTACCGAGTAGCGGCTTTCTTGTCTAAATGGATGCGGTTGAGAGACAAGCTGGTTCATAGTAGCCCTCGATCCTCATCCTCGATGCCGGTTCCAAACAAGTCTCAATACCGCGCTCAACGTGGAGAATTTTGTTGCCGACACTTAATCCAGCGTGGATGACGCGGCCTCGCCGGTAAATGCAAGCGACTGAAAAATCTCTCGTATCCGATTTGCGCCAGAACCTATCTTCGCGCTGGCTGAAATTCTCAATGAGCCTTCGATATTCGCTGGTGTCATTATAGCTGAAATCCGGCAATTTGACACCGATGACATCCTGATAGGCCCGCATAACTAAGCCCCAGCAATCCCATCCGTTATAATCTCTGCCATGCTCCAAAAACGGAACGCCGATTGCCTTGAATATGAAATTATCCGCGTCAATCATCAGAATAGGCCGGGGAAATACGCCGGGACAAATTTCCCAGCCGGATATGGCTCGCTAATGAAATCTTCGAAAGTGAGATCGCCGGTAACTTTCGTGAAATCCCATTTCACGTTTCTCAACGAGAAATACGGCCATTCTATTTCAACAGTATCGGGCGCGGCGGCGCGAATGATTTGAATTTTCACAGAAGCGGCGCTGCTTATCGACCGGATTGCCTCGCCGATTTCCCGGCTGACATTATCTATCGCCAGCTGCGCCCTGGGCGGCGCGCCATCACGATTATCTGGCAAAGTTATGTCAAATGGGAACGCAATGTATTCCACGCCGTTCGAGGTGATATTCTCGTTATTATTCACGACATATATAGGCTGCGAAAGATCATCGTGATCTATCGTTAGCAGCACAAGCCATATATCGGTCGCATCAGAAGCGAATGCGCTTTGCGTGAATGCAGAGGTGACCATTACGGCAGCACCTCCAACGGAAGCGTGACCATATACAGCCTGTTATTCGGAGTTGAATCCGGCTTCATCAAGGTCTCTTGCGGCTCTTCTCGAAAACGCAATGTTTGCGCCGCATCTGTAAATGGATCGACCCAAGTGAAACTGTCTGTGCCGTTGCCAAGTGTGTCCTCATAGAACGTGTTGAACGTAGTCAGCTGCGCTCCGGTCACGATGATCTGTGCATCATAATTCTTCACCACCGCAGTGAACCGATTGCGCTGCTTGGCGGGACCAGTTTCCATTTGTGAACGAATCCTGCCCTGCTGCCGCGTGCGCGTGACATTCGCCAGGACTTCTTGTGGTAGTGTGCCGGGCCATGTAGCCATCTGATCACCTTCCTGCCAGTTGCGGGCTTAGGCCAGCAAAAGATGAACGCAACGCGCGTCCGGTGCGACTCCCAGGCGTCGATATATTCCGCGCCACCGTTTCATCAATGATGACATCAATCGACTTCGCGCCGCCAGGGCCTGTCCTTTCTTCAGTACGAGCTTCAGCGCCGGAATTATTGATCACGTTGACTGTGACATCGTTCCCGCCGAATGCTTTATTCGTCGGCACAACGCGACCAGTAACGCCGGGCATGAACAATTCTGGGCCACGCTCGCCAACCATATACGGTCTATTCGAGCTAGTTACACCACCGTCAGCGTACCCCGCAACGACCGGCCCCTGCGGAATCGACGCCGCCGGATTGCTAGAACCGGGGCCAAAAAAAGAACCGAGTGCGGTGTTCAATATCCCCGCTATCGGCCCTGTGATTTGTTGCCGGATAACCAACCGCAGCAAGTCATCTAGGATCGCATTCACCATGTTTTTGAATGCGTCCTTAGCAGTTTCCGTGCCTTTGACGATCCCGACCAGAGCGTCCTCAAGCCCGCCCATCGCGGAAACACCGACATCGTTTAATTGCGTGAATGTATCAGCAGCCTTGTCTCTGAAATCCTGCAAAGCCGGAACAGTATCTTTCACAAGCTCTTTCATATTTCGGAGCCTGTCATTGATTTCGGGATTTATTCCCACCACCAAGTCTTTGTTGGCTTCTTTGCGCGCCTCCCCGTATTGATTCAGAGCTTTTATAGCTTCTTGAATTTCTTTCTGCCGCTCTACGCCAAAATCAACAGGAGGTACGGGCACAAAGCCGTCCTCAAAAAGACCACGCACCTTGTTATATGACGAGATAAAAGCGTTAACCAAAGTCCGCGCTGCCTCAATCGCCAGATTGAATGCTCGCAGATATGTTGTGACAATGAATGTGGCGATCTTCGCCAAAGCCGGAAGCAAAAAAGCCGTCGCCACCTGTGCGGTGGAAGAAAAAAATGTTCCAAGTCTTGAGAACTGGTCATTCGCGGCTTCCACCGCCGCCGCCTGTTCGTTGCTTAAATGGAACGAGAGGGCCTCAAATTCTTTGCGTGTTTCCGCGACCGCTGTGCCGCCCTGCGACAGTAAATTGACCAGCTTTTCGCCGGATCGCCCGAACAAATCAAATGCCACGCGAATGCGATCAGCAGGATTTTTGATATCGCTGAATCGATCTATAACCTCCTGCAATATTTCTTGATTATCACGCAGATTGCCATTCTGATCGGTCAGACTGATATTTAGCGCAGCGAAAGAATTACGCGCCGTTCCGATCCCTGTGCTTGCCTCGGAAATGGAGCGAGCGAAACGCTGCATTCCCTTGTTCACATCTTCGGCAGATGCGCCAGCCAGGCCAGCGGCATATTGGAGTGACTGCAATTCACTAACAGCGATGCCAAGCCGCGAAGATGTTTTCGCCAACTTATCAATACTGCTCGCCATTTTGCCGAAGAATGCTGCGGCGGCGGCACCAGCAACGAGAAGAACTGTGCCTAGACTGCGAACCCGGTTGCTTATTGCGCTAAACGCCTGCCGGGTCTTGTCGATGGCTGTTATTTTAATTCTGAGATTTTCATCAGCCATCTTTTATCACCTTGAAATAAGCGATCCACTCGTGGAATTCGTCGATGGTTAATTCCTCGATCTCGCCCTGCGTCTTGTTAAGGCGATCCGCCAAGGCCAATATGTTTAGCCTTAGCGGATCGTTCCTTAGTTTTTTTCAAGCGCCTCAACGCTTTGGATTTCCCCGAACATCTGCCCGGCGACATCCGATATAACAGAAAGGCTTTCGCGCATCAAAACAGGTCTATCTTCAATGCTGAATGCCTTTTCGCCAGCCTCATCTTCTGCCTTGAGAATGATCAGATCGATCATCGCGGCGACAGACATGTTGCTGAGAAAGTCTTTATGCTTGCGCTGAATTCTATCGATATCACCGGCTGTAAGCGGCGTCGAATAAATCACAGCAGGACCGGCATCATCGCTCCAAGCCTCCACAACAATCTTTGCGCGAGATTTGGAACGATTGGCGCGGATATTTTCAGCGAGTCCCATATATTACACCGTCGTTTCGGTCAGAGCGCCGCTGCCCTGCACGCCGATGCTTGCCTCGACCATGCCGTCAAAGCTGCTCGACACAGAACGTGAGGTCACGATAGCGGTCCCAGTGTAGTAGGTGTCAGCGGCGGAATCGCCCTCCGGGTACAGATTAAGCGTCACGGAAGCTCCGATGGTCAGAGCGCCCTGCCCGCTGGAATCGGTTTCATCCCAGAAAACATCGATGCTGCCGCTCCAGTTAGTCAGGCTGGACAAATAGGTGCGAGCCGTATCGCCCATGCTGGTGTCTTCCAGCGTGTCAGCGGTTTCTTCAATGGAGAAAGAACGAATTTCGGCAACCGCGTTAGAGCCGACCTTCACCGTTCCTTCGCTCCCCTTGTGATTAGCCATCTTGATCTCCTTCGGCTTCGGGTTGCTCAATTACAGGCATAGCATCGGCTCGACGCCAGCCCTTGCGCTCAAGTTCCGCGACTTTGTCTTCGCGGGCCTCGATCTGTGTGCCGCCTTCTGGCGAAATCATCGCGATCATATCGCGGCCTCCAAATCGTTCTCGACTGTAGCATAATCCACAGCCACAGTGAATGTTGCAATGCCAATGGGCTGCTCACCCTCGGCATTGAAATCGAAAGAGAATTCTGTGACGCGCGTGTCCTTCGCGTATCCGCCGCGCGTGACATCATTCGCGAGCGCCTCTGAGATTTCCACGGCGATTGTATCTATCGTGTCTTCAATTCCAGAAGTCGCTTTGACGTAAGCCTCGACCGTGAACTCGCACTCATGCATAACGCTGCGCGGCACGGTCAAAGTCGCATACTCGCTGCTTTCAGTCTTCGAATATATGCAGATTGCTGGCAGCTTAGTCTCCGCCAGGGGGAAAAATCGTGTCTGATATACATTCGAGCCGGTCGTCGCCAAGCCGGTCAGCGTTGTCGTGATATTGTCGCGAATGGATTTCCGAACATGCGCCATCAGACTTCCTCAAGCACCAGATTCGTGACCCCTGTGCCATCAGCCTCGACGACTTTGACCGTATAATTTGTCGAATTGACGGTCAGCGCGTCACCTTCGGCGGCAGATGCTACATCAGCTGTGCGGCAAAGAAATCGCGGCTGTTCTATCGCCACAGCAACAGACCCACCAGCGTCAGCAGCATAATAGTCGTGGTCGAAGATGCCGTTGACTGTAACAGGGCTGCCGCCAGAAGGCGTATAGGTAGCAGCAACGCCGAAATCATCAACGCTAAAAAAAACAGCGCGGTCATCTGCGGTTTCCACGGCCATTATTCAGCCTCTGGGATTTCCAGATCATCTGCATCAAACGCGCGATCTTCTAATTCCATTTTCTTCGGACGACCGCCACGTTTGGCCTCTTTGGCTATGCCGCCATTGATCAGACGCGCGGCGATGCTATCGTCGATCTCAATTTTGTCGCCCGGACGAAGATTGCCTCCAGTCCCGACAAAGCATTTTTTGAGAATTTCAATTTTCATATCTCACCTCAAATGATCGGGAGAGGAGCCGAAGCCCCTCTCCCTCTCTCGCCGATTAGGCGACCGAGACCTCGTCCGTCAGAGCGAACGACTCGGTATGACGCAGAGCAATGTCCACGTCCTGATGCACGATGATGCGAACCGTGCCAGCCAGACCGCCGGTCGTCTCGTCCACGAGGATCGAGGGCGCACCGAACAGACCGACCATCAGCTGCGACCAATCGCCGAAGATCAGAGCAGAGGCATCGTTGCCGCCATCGCCCGGATCATAGGTCGAAAGCACGTTGCTGGTGAACTGGATCGGATAACCATACAGATTGTTCCAAGGATCGTTCATCAGCATGACGCTGTCGGTGGAGCCGACCTTCGCAGTGGAAGCCAGCTTCGCCTTTACTGCCGGGGAGGAGAGCCAACCCTGCGTGGCGCTGTTGACCACCGCATTGTTGTTTTCGACCGCCTTGACCAGCGCCACAACGTCGGCCCAGGTCAGCGCGTCAACATCGGTGCCGGCCGAAATATCGACCGAAGTCACACCGGCGTTGATGATGCCGGTCGGCTGCCCCGAAGAGCCCGAACCGTTGATCGCATAATATTCGATGCGATCAGCGATGGAGCGCAGCAGATCATCCTGCACAACGCGGTCGAGCGAAGGGATGCTCTCCTTCAGCGCGATGCGCCCGATATCAACATAAGCGCCCAGCGTACGGGGCTGAAGCGTCACACCGGCATCGGTCTGGGACTGATCAGAAACGCTACCCAGTTCCTCGACGAACGCCGCGTTGGCACCCGCGCTGAACTTGGGCATCTTGATGCGGTTGGTCAGGCCCGACATATAGGTCACGCCGAGCGCCGACATAACCTGCTTCGCGCGCAGGGCTTCGACGAACATATCGCCGCGATGCACCGTCGGGATGAAGTTGTCCACCACGTTTTCCGAGCCAGAAGCGCCGGTAGCAGCGGCAGACATCGGACCAGCGCGGAAAGCAAAGTCAGGCACATAGAAGCCGTCGGTCTGCTTGCCAACGCGAGCCGCAATCTCATCGTGCATTTCACGCTCGAAACCGGCCTTCGACCAGTCATGCGTCAGCTGCGCGTTGATCATGCGAGACAGCGAGTAGTGACGCTGCTCCTTGGCCGGGGCGTTAACGACATGCGCCGGGGTCTCCAGCGGCTGATTGCCGATGGCGTCCAGCAGCGCACCACGGAATTCGTCGATGCTCATGCCCTTGCCAACGGCTTCTTCGCCCATGTCGGCCTTGTTGTGTTTGCGCGCGAGGGTCATGATTTCCTTCGCATTGCGCTGCGCGGTCTTCACGGCTTCAGCAGCAGCTTCGGCCCGCACCGCGTCCAGATCGATGTCAGACATTGAATCATCTCCTTTTGTCTTGACAGTTGCACACAGAGTTTCGGGATTCGACCGCCCAACGCCGACGAGAGATGACTGGTCTGCCGGAATAGAAACGATTGAAATCTCCATAGGTGTAGTGCGAACCCGATAATATTCTTCGGGATCGTTTTCTTCATCAATGCGACCATCGATTCGATAGCCAACACTGATATTTTGGCGGATACCATCCACCACATCGCCGAACACTTCTGAAGCCAGCGCGCCTCTTCCGAAGCGAACCAAAGCGCGGAGACGCCGCGCATCCTCATCCAGTTCGACAGATTCAATGACGCCGATCTGCCGCTCCATGTCGTGATCGAGCAGAAGCGGAGCGCGTCCACTATTCAGAAAATCGAGGTTCATATTTCCGGCTCGGTGATCGATGACCTCCATGCCGAAATCGCGTTTCACGGGCTGCTCGGATGACACGCCGACACGAACACGCCTGGCATCCTCGTCGATAACCTTATCGCTCGACATATCGAAGGCGCGCATCTGCATTTCCGCGCGATCAAAGCGTTCTTCGGCCATGACCTCTTCCGCCATTTCTTCGTGATGCTTTTCGAACTTGATGGTCACGCTTTCATCGTCCTCGACGACTTCGACAACGTGCCGCTGTTCCATGTCTTCCATATCGGCCTCTCTTTCGCCGGCTGCTTCCTCAAATTCAATCGGCTCGAATTCATGTTCTGACAGCCATTCACGCGCTTCGGCGGCAGTAAAGCGATCAGCATCGAATCGGATCGCCTGTAGCTCGCTGCTGCCTTCGATTATACCATAAATGAAGTCGATGCCGGGGCCACCAGCATCAGCATCTCGTGCGAATTCGTCATAACGAGCAGGATCAGTGATGCGCGCGGCATGTTCGTTTGGATATGGGCGCGATTCTTCGTTATCATGCCACTGCCGTTCGTCAATCTTATCCATTCTATCCGCCCTCTCGCGCGCCCAAGATTGTCCCGGATCGCCGCCCCACAAAGCCCATGCGATGCGCCCGGCGCTTGGATAGCCGTCCTCGCCGGGAGAAAAACCCTCGCCCTGCTTATCGACCTCGTGCCGCGAAAAGAAAGAATGCATTCGGCGCACAGTCGATGGCGAAAGTTCCTGCCGATTCTTGAGTTGCACAGCGCGAGAAACGCCGACTGCCGTGCCGCCACGGCCAAATTCCTTGCGCCAGGCAAGCCCACGTTCCGCTTCTTCCGCCATAGCTTCGGTCGGCGTCAAATCGATCTCTTCGCCTTTATAGCTCGCCATCGCCGCCCCCAGTTACATCAGCTTGCGCCGGTGCCTTGGTGCCGAACGGCTCGAAAGCCATTTTCAGCCCGAATTGTTCCGCAATTTCCTTGTCGCGGCTGATCTGATTGAAGGTTTCCTCGGCATCGCGCCCGTAATGCGCTGCGACATCCTGCATAGACAAAATGCCGTTGTTCAGACCGACCACGGCGGCGTTCATTTCTTTCAGCGGATCGACCCAGTTCCAGCCGCGCCCACGGAAATGCGTGTTGTCGCTGAATTTCTCGAATTTGCTCGCCGGGATAGGGATCGCTCCGAAATCCATCGCGCTGGACAGCCACTCGCGGAACACTGGTTCGACGAAATGCTGGATGATAAACATCTGCAAGCTGCGATATCCGTCTCGCTCATCGAGAGCGCCCTGACGGATCGACGAGTAGTTGACCGACGAAAGATCATTCGAGAGCGCGGCATAAGATACATTCAACCCAGACGCAACGCCGCGCAGCATAGCCGATTCAAATTCGCCGAACCCAGTCGTGGGATGTTTCGGGTCGAACATTTCCATCGAATAGCCGGAGGGTAATTGATGGAAGCTGCCCGGCTCGACATCAATGATCGGCATATAATTCTCGTGCGTGTCGTCGCCGATATATTCTTCGCCACCAGGAGAAGTCAAAATGCCCATTTTCGATGCTGCGATGCGAGCCGCAATAACCTCTGCTTCTCGATAAGCATGCATGTGCTTTAGCGCCGACATGGCGGATACCATGAAGGGCTCGCCGCGCGTCTGATAGGTTCTGGTCGGCATGTAAATGTGCAGAATCTCATCAGCTGGCACACGCACATGCTTCTGGGACTGCGATTGATGGTAGTATTTATCGCCCGGATGAGCCGTCAAAATGTGATAAGCCACGGGTCGATGAGCGCGGTCTATCTCAATGCCCATGCGGATTTCGTTGCCGCCTGGCAGCGTCTCATTCTTCTTTTCATCAATCAATTCGGCTTCTAGAAACTGAAGGCCAAAGCCGTCTTGGTATTTCCTGCCGCGCAATTTTTTGACAAAAACCTCGCCGTCGCGTGCCATGCTTTCGATCACAAATCGCTGACAGTCGATCCAAGACAATCTGCCATCGGCAGTCGGCGAGCCCAATCTGCCCCAACGCTTCCACGCATTTTCAATAATTGTATTCCCGGCGGCGTCCAAAGACCCATCATTGTTTCGAGCTTTCAGCTGTAGCTGGAAGCCCTGCTCACCAACGATGTTGGTCTTCAGAAGATTCATATAACGCTTGGCATATTCGTTGTCGCGCACAAGCTCGCGCGAACGATTTCGCATCACCTCCAGGGTGTAGCGCAGCTCGCTGTCGGCAGAATTCGACGATGAGATAAAGTCGGAGAATAAACGACCAGAACGTGCCGCAGCATATGAACGCTTTTTGAATCTGGGCTTGTCGCCATCATTTTGCTTCCGGCGCACGAAATCGAAAATTCCCATCTATCAAAACCTCGCGACCATCGTTGCGCCTGTCGGCAATCCGCGCCGCACCCGTTCCTTGCGGCGCTCCATTACAATTTCGCGCTTATAATAGTCGCGCCAACCGACAAGCTCCGTCGGTGCCATCTTAGAAAGAGATCGCCCATTGATCGAGTATGACAGCACGTCGGCATCGGCTCGCCCCTGCAACACTGTCTCAATTTTATCGATCATGATCTCGGCGTGGCTGCGCGGATCAGATTGATTCACATCAAGATCAACGACGGCCCTGAAATCACCGCGATCAACAACGATGCGATTGCTATCGCTGTCGCGCACGATCTCAAGTTGCCAGTGGTAGAAGCCAGGCGCAAAATTGGCGCTTGTTTCCGAGTTGACTGTGAAAAGATAGTCGTCGTTGTAAGCTGCTCCGGTCAGCTGGATTTCGTTCGCGCCGCCGCCGGTAATGCGCGCGACATATGTCGCGGTGTATAGATTATTCGGATAATCGGTGCCGAGATCAATGCGGCGCCATTGAATATAATCACCTACGACAAGTTCAAGCGGCTCTGTCGTCGGAGAATTCGCAGCGTCGAAAAGATTAGCCATCTTTCACCTATTTCCAGCCAGTAGCGAAATTATTTCGCCTCACCGGCCTATTCATTCGACTCTGCTTCAGCTTCTCACTTGCGTCAGCTTCGCGATCAATTAGAGAGTTAATGTTCGCATTGAGCAGCGCATAAGCTGCCAGCGCGTAAACTCTCAAGTCCAGCGCCTCATTCCGCGCCCTTATCTTCTTCCATTCGCGCCGCCGGAAACCCTTGCTGAACCGAACGACAATCTGCTCTGCCGTTAACTGCGAAAAATATTCTTCATCATAACGATCCGGGAAATGACAATAGCCCGGACCCGGCTTTGAGATTTTCAGCCTAGAATATACCAATTCCTTCGCAGTATCAACGCCAACGGGGAATAGACGAACCTTGCCGATATTGTTTTTTGATGGACGACCGACTATTGGCTTGCCTTCGCCGCCGACGCCTTTGATCGCAAAAATGCGCCGCCCCTCTCTGGCTTTCACAAAATTATAGACGGCCTGTGTGTAATGCCCGCCGCTGTCGATGCAAGCACATCGTATATTCAACGCCGCTGAATTTTCTCTCTCAAATTTCTGAGCCAAGTAAGCGTCCAGATCAGACCAGAGCGAAGGAGTTGATGGGTCGCCGTATATAATCGCGTGATCAATGCTCCAGCTTTCTTCGTCGCGGCCCCAACCCAAAACCTCAACCTCGACTCGATCATCCTGCACGTCAACGCCAGCGGTAAGCAAATGAACAGCGTCAGGCACAGTCTCATATGCCTCGCGATGCGACGAAATATCCGTTTCTTCGATGCCATCGCCTTGCTCCTCCCACGTTTCTCCCAGATAGGTATTGACCCAAACACGCAATGTCTCAGGTAACTTCTTTGCCTCTAAAAAGTCGCGCACCGCTTCGGCCAGAGGCACCCACGGGCTATATAGGCCCGAAAGCCTGAATCCGGCAATGCCGCTATCTGGCTGTGTCGAAATCCATTCGCCCGCCTTGATCGCCTTAAAACGATCCGCATCAGTCCACGCAGCGCCGCATTCTTCACAAGTATAGCACGCGGTCTGCGCCTTGCCTTCTTCCCAGTGTACGTTGCGCCATTTCAGCGTCTGCGAGGCCTCGCAATGTGGGCATTTGACATAGTACTCGCGCTGATCGCTGTCGAGCCATTCCGCTTCGATACGCGATGCATTCTTTACGGTTGGCGTCGAAACCGTGACCAGCTTCGAGTTCCAGAATGTCGTCGCGCGTTTCGCGGCAAGCCGAATCGGGTCACCTTCGGTCCCGGCGCTCGACGGGTATCGATCAATTTCATCGCAAAGAACGATACGAACCGGTCGCGATGCTAGGCCAGCGGCAGAATTCGCGCCCGCGATTGTGATATGCCCGCCTGGGAATACTTTGTGCAGAGTCGTGTTGCCGCTATCACGCGATCTGGGGTCTTTGACCTTGCCTTGCAGCTTCGGCGTGTCGCGCAGCATCGGAGCCAAGCGGTCCTTCGAGAAGGCTTGCGCCATCTGTAGCGTTGGCTGGATACACAGGATCGGCGATGCGTCACGGTCGATATGATAGCCGATAACATTCAAGATGAATTCAGTCTTGCCGACCTGCGCCGATGACATGACGACGACCTGCCGAATCGCCGGATCGCTGATCGCGTCCATGATGCCGCGCAGATATTCGGCGCGCGATGTGTACCACCGGCCCGGTTCCGCAGATGCTTCGGGAGAAAGACGCCGCTCCGCGTCAGCCCACTGGCTTACTGTCAGCTTCGGCGGCGGTTTCCAGGCTTGCGCTGCTGCCGATTTCAGAGCTGTGATCTGCTTCGTCATCGTCATCATCAGGACTTATCCATCTTCCAATTTCCTCCAACGCCTCCATTATCTGTTCCTCGATAATTTGCTTGCAGACCGCAGGACTATCTTCGACTGCGACGACCGGAGCTAATTTCGCTGGCATCGAAAGCATACGCGACCGGCACGCTCCGATCAGATCAAGCCATGTGTCTGCGACCTGCATGACCGGAATAAGCTGCCCTTTCTTCTCTAATAGTTGCAATTCCGCCATTTCGGCTTCGGCTGCGGTCTTGCGTGCGCGCACTTCATCGAAACTGACAACGCCAGGATTGATGCTGCGCTCTTTTAGATAGCGAATATAACCGCGCACCGCCGGGACAAGTTCATAGCGCCCGCGCTCGGCCTTCGGAATGACGCCCTCTTTCGATAGCTGCTGCACGCGGCGCGGCGTCAAATCTAACAGTTTCGATATCGTTTCGAGAGAATGCGTTGCGGGACTAGGCATCTTTATAAATTAGCCTCATTCCATATTCATTAGATTGGTCGCCGGCTATAGCGCCTTGATTTCTGCGCGGATTCCGAGCGTATGGGATCACCGTGTCGATTGCTACATTCTTGATTTTCATATGAAACGAACCGCCTTTAAAATTTCTGTGACTAGAAAACTATCGGGGTCGCGCGTTACCA